GTCTTTCTGAGACTTACGCTGCAAGTCCTGCTGCTTGAGCTGCAACTCTTGTTGCTGCAACTGGATGAGCGGATCTTGAGATTGCTGCTGGTTCTTCTTCTGTTGAGACTCTTGCTGGTGTTGTTGCAGTAACTGCTGAGCTGCTTGCGCCGCCAATTGAGATACTTGAACTTCAACCTCAGGAGACATCTCAACTTCGTCTTTCTCCTCGTTGTAAGGAGGAAGCGGAATGCCCATACGCTGCTCAATCTCCTTGCGATACTCCATACCCAAATGCTCACCAATGTGAGCCGACATCGCTGCCTGCAACATCTGTGCTGCTTGAGGGTTCTGGCCTACCAACTCTTGTACATGAGGATCCTGCATACCTGCCATGTGAACAGCGATGTGTGCCTTGTGATCCTGATACAAGAAAGCCTTGACCGGCTTATTGGAGAGTATGTTCATGTTCTCTGTGACTGGGTCACGCGGCTTCATGTCCTCTGCAACCGGTATTAATTTCTGGTAGTTCTTAATACCAATCACGTCCAGCATCTGCCTGTGAAGCTGGGGCAGGTCATACAACTGAGGCGCAGTCTGGGCTAACTGAAGAGCCGCCTGATACTGAACAACCTTCTGAGCCATCGTTGCTGCATTGGGATCACTGACTGGAATCACTTCCACATAGTCATAGTCACTCTGCTTGGCGTGACGACCACCTTCTTCTGGGTCGTAGCTGTACTCTGTAGGGGTGTAGTCGCGGATGATATCCTTGAGCAACTTGAACTCTTGCTTCATCGAATAATGGACACGCGCTTGAATTGCACTCATGGTTTTGAGTTGACGCTCCAAGATTGCCAGCGTTGTCCCGACCGGGGACTGGGCAGACATGTCAGCCACTTGCAAGTCAACAGTGCCAGCGAATTTGCGGCCTTCATCAATGATTGTTTGGAGAAGAGCAGCCAGAACCTGACTTGGTTCTTTGTATGGCAGGGGCATGATGTTGTCGCGGATGGAGCCACTTGGGACATCCATATCACGGAATTCCCCGGGACTTATCGGTGTGTCATCTCCTTTAGAGCGTAGACCACGCGTTTTAAAACCACCGGGAAGATTAGACAACGTACCAGCATCCACCAACTGACGCAGGATAGAAGTGCCAGACTTGGCAAAAGCACCAATAAGATGAATAAGGCCGAAACAGTAAAATCCAAAGCCCGGTATATAGCCGTAGTGCACGAAGTGAGTACGTTTAAGACATTGTTCATCTTCTGGTCTCCAGTTTCTGCGGATCGCTAACACCTCACCTGAACTCTTCTCGATAGTGACGATGTAAGGCAGGGCTATCCCAGTCTCATCTCCATCGTCGTCCGTATGCTCGTAGCCGGGCAAGTCCATCTCGACCTGCATCTCCAAAAGCTTAAAGCGGTCATCCTCAGATGCTCTGAAGCCCAGCTTCTCAGCAATCTTCTTCTCCACCTCGTCCATGACGTTGACTGGATCACCCAAGTCCACATCTCGGTAAAAACCCTCATGTTGGAGACGTTTCAACTCGTTGGCTGTCTTGCGCATCACGTGAGTTACACGTTCCGCTGAATCTAAACTTGAAGCACCGTAGGGCACAACCACGTCCTCGGCTGGCACATACATAGAGACTTGACGATTCAAGCTGGGATCGAAGTACACCTTCTTGAACGCATTACCCGCCAGACCCAAACCCCACAACATACGCTCATGTTCAGGGCGAAACTCCTTCATAACGTCTGTAAGCTGGTAGTTCATATCTACCTGCACGCGCTCAGCCGCTTTCTTTTTATCCGGTGTTTCTTTGCCGATGATCTGTGTTTTGACCGGCCCCGCCGCCGGAAAAGTACTCATCATGGTCTCAGCTTGGAACTTGACCACGGACTCACTCAAGATGGGGTGGAAGACACCACATGCTCCGGGCCAAGGCTCCATACGCTCTTCAAGCTTCATACCCAAGAGTTCTAAGCCATCCACGTAGGTCTGTATCCAATCTTTACGACTGGCAATATCTGCTTCATACTCACCGACCAAGTCCCCAGATAAGCGTATCAAGTCATCCTCGCTCATCTCTTCAGCCAAGTTCTTGTTGAACTCGTCCTCGTCCTCGGACTCCTCCATGTCAATCTCAAAGCCCGGGCCTTTAATATTCACAGCCTCCGGGTCTTCAATAGTGATCTCAATCGGCTCTTGCTCGTCACCGAGTTGTTCCAAGCCCTGAGGTGCGTCTGTATAGACTGATTTGTCCATGTTTGTTGCCATCATCTACCCTTTAGAGTTGCTCGGTTTGTACGAGCTGAATACGTAAAATCTTTTGCAGAGTGACCTGTGCGTTTTACTGCACGATCTTTTGCCCGCTCTTCAGCAGTCATCATGTTGCGCTTCTGTCCTGCTGTTGTCAGTGACCCATCTTCCTTCATGTGACCACGTTGTTTAAGTATGGCGATCGCCGTGTCCTTGTTACCCACTTGCGCTGCAAGCCGGTCAACCAACTGATTGCGTCCCATAAACTTCTGTGTAGTCATGTGAGTTCTCAATAATATGCCGCTTTTTTGCGAAACATTTTTTTCATGAAGTTGTCTTCTGGCTCATCGGTCTCCAGACGAATAAAGCCACCCTGCCTAAATCTCAACAGAGCCAGTGTTGTGGAGTCTACCAAGTCATCGTTCGCTCCGCTAGGGAAGTCGTTGCATTCTTCTATGACCTCCTTCGCCCATCGTCTGTCCGGCGCATAGACCACGCCCCCTTGGAACAAGCTGGAAACTGCGTTGACACGGGCAATCTTGTCCTGCCCCTTGCCGGGGGTGAACTCCCCCACCGGTATGCCCATACGCCTGAACTCTTGGTACAGCGCCGCGCCGTTGGACTTCTTCTCCACCATAAACGCGTCTGGCTGCCACTCTTTGTACTCCTCGATCACCATTGCCTTCAGCTCTGGGAACTCCAGCCGTTTCTTGACTGAGTTGAGCAGGATGATCGCGTAATTGTTCGTCTCCTCATTGAAGAAGACTCCCCACGTCGTCAAAGCGTTGTAATCTGACCGATTTGATGCTTCCTGCGCAGCGTCCAGACTCATGATGGTGAATTCGCATGGGGGCGGCTCCTCTTTGTCCCAGATCTTCCACCACTCCCTCTTAATAAGAGCGCCTTCTTCTGAGACGGGGTTCTGCATGTATTGGGCGTTCCAATACCGCACGTCAAGTGCAGCTTTCTTCGCGTAAAGCTCCTCAACGGGCCAGAACTCAGGCCAAAGTGCCTCTCCATCGGGCTTAATTGCTGGAAACTCGACCACTTCCCACTGATCGACACCCTCTTCGCGGTTCATCTGGTTGACAATCATCCCTGTCAAGTCCAGTTTTGACCACCGAGTCATCACAACAATGATCGCGCCTCCCGGCATAAGGCGCTGGAGAGGGCCAGACTGAAACCACTCCCAAGCAGGAAGAAAAACATCAGCTCGCCCAGTTTTAGCGTCTTGTTCCGAATGAGGATCATCAATAATAAACAGATCAGCGCCTCGACCAGCCAAAGCGCCACCCACACCAATTGCGAAATATTCTCCATGAAAGTTTGTCCCCCATCTTGATGCCGACTTTGAGTCAGCTTGCAGCTCAACTTGCGGAAAAATGTCCTTGTAGGTCTCCATACCGACCAAATTTCGTACTCGCCGACCGAAATTCACCGCCAAATCGGCAGTGTGGGAGGCCATGATGATCTTTTTCTGAGGATGTTTGCCCAAAAACCATGCTGGAGCAAGGTATGAAATCAATTCTGACTTGCCGTGGCGGGGTGCAATATTTACAATCACCCTTTTCTTCTTGCCGTTGGCAATATCCTCGAAGATTTGGGCCAATTTCAGGTGGTGAGGGCCAACTTTGTACCCCGGATAGACATGTTTGACGAAGTCAAGGAAACTCTCCTTGCTCAAAGTCTGTGTCATCTGGGCATCGTAGGTCTTCAGCAGCTCAAGAGTGCGCCTTTTCTGCTTCTCGGGCATCGTCGGCAGGGCTTGCCGTAGCTTAAATAGCTGTTCTGGAGAGAGTTGTGGAAGTGCAGTCATCCGTTTTGTTCGACGTCTCTTCGCAGAGGGCTTTCACCCCGAACAACTTCGCGGGCCTCGACATCTATCGCTTTGTCTTCGAGTTTAGTCAGGGTGTCCAAGAGTTCCTTTTCAACTTCCTCAATCGACATGATCTTATGCGTCACTTCACTGCGCTTCTTGAAGGCATCAACGCCGTCAATCTCACCTAATTTAGAGAGTGCTGCCACCCGAGTCTTGGCATCTTTGGCGTTCTCGACCTCCATCAC